TCAGAACATTGTCTTCAACCAGGTTGTGTTCAACGCCTACATCTTCAGCTCGAAGATGGTCCAAATTCCATTGGCGCTGCTCGAAGACTCTTACTTTGATCTGAACGCCTTCGTCGCCAAAATGCTCGGCATCCGCCTCGGCCGAATCCTGAACACTAAGTTCACCGTCGGCGCGGGCTCGGGTTCTTCGGAGCCGCTGGGCATCGTCACCGCCGCGGTGGCGGCCGGAAACACCTACACCGCGCCCACGGGCGAAACCACCAGCCTCGTCTACAACGATCTGGTGAGCCTGGAGCACGCGGTCAATCCCTCGTACCGCTACCTTCCCACGTCGAAATATATGTTCCACGATTCGACGTTGAAAGTGCTGAAGCAGTTGAAGGATTCCGCGCTCCGCCCCTTGTGGCAGCCGGGCTTAACGGCCAGCTTCCAGACCGGCGCGGAACCGCAGATCCTCGGCCATGGCTACATCATCAACAACGACATGCCGGTGATGGCGGCCAATGCCAACTCCATTTTGTTCGGCGACATGAGCGCCTACAAGATCCGCAAAGTCGCCGGCGACATCCAGCTTCTGCGGCTGGTGGAACGCTATGCCGAGTATTTGCAAGTGGGATTCATCGCCTTCGTGAGACGCGATGGCAACCTGATCGATGCCGGCACGCACCCCATCGCCGTATTCGTCAACAGCGCAACCTAGAGGGCAATCTAGAAGACAGAAGCCGTGGCGCGGTGGCGTGTTCACCCGCACGGCTTCTACGAATGAAAGGAAAAGTAACGTGAAAGTCAAAGTCAAAATTCTGGTGAGCATCGCGGGCCGGCAAGACTTCGCCAATGGATTCGAGTCCGATTACTCGTTCTCGCCCGGCGATGAAGTGGAACTGTCGCCGGCGCTGGCCGAAAAATGGATACGCAATAAAACGGCCGAGGCCATCGTGGAAGCACCGACCGCGGCGCCGGTACCGAAGAAGAAATAGCCCATGGGTCTCGTCACTCTCACACCCCCGGCCGTCGAGCCCGTTTTGCTGGCGGATCTGAAAACGTTCCTCCGCATCGATAGTGGCGACACCACCAACGACACTCTGTTGACGTCGCTCAACACAGCGGCTCGCGTGTGGGCGGAAGCCTACACGCGGCGCCGCTTCATCACCCAGACTCTGCGGCTGTTGGCGGATTCGTTCACCTATCCGGTGAGCTATTCCTTCGACGCCACGCAGACGATCAAACTGCCCTGCCCGCCCGTGCAGTCGATCACCACGCTGCAATATTTCGACGCCAACGGCAACACAGTGATTCTCAATCAAGGCGTCGATTACATCGTGGATCTGCAATCGAATCCGGCGCGCCTCACGCCTCCGTTCGGTTCGATTTGGCCCTACGCCCGCGTCATTCCGAACGCGGTGCAGATTACCTACGTTTCGGGATATGGCGATGCCGGCACGGTGCCGGTTCCACCCGTGACGGGCGGCCCGCAAGGCCTCTCAGTGCCGGAGGGCATCAAGACGGGGATCAAGGTCCTCGCCGGCTACTGGTGGAACAGCAGCAGCCCGGATGAAAACGACATTCCGAAATCGGTCAAGGCGATGCTCTTCCCATACCGCGACCTAAGACTCTGATGCCCGCTCCGTCGTTCACCCAGTTGATCGCGCTCTCGGTCAACCCAGGAGATTTATGCCACTCCGTCTACGTGCAATCCGAGACATCTGGCACCGATTGGGACGAGGCTGGCGTCTCGAGTTACAGCACTTTGTTCACCGGCCGCGCCGCCATCGAGCAGCAAGGCGCATACACTCCCAAGGAAGTGGTGGCCGATAACGCGACGGCCTCGATGACCACCCACCTGGTGCGCATGTATTTTCGCTCCGATTTCGCAGTCACGGCCGGCATGTTCATCAACTGCCCCGCGCAGAACCTGTTGCTCCGTATCCAGACCGCCTACAACGTGCTCCAGCGTAACCGCGTCCTCCACTTGTTCTGCACGGAAGTGCTACCCTACGTCGCTCTCGATACCAGCACTTTCACGCTGAGAGTCAACGGCGTGCCGTACACAGTCGCACCCGCCCAACTCTGGCTGAATGCGGCCACGTCGCTGGTGCTGGCGGCCAACACCGTCAACGGCACGTCGGTGAGCTAAAGGAAATTTATGAATCTCTCGAACACAACGCCGGTCGCCCCCTCCGGCAACCAGAACCTCACCTGGCAAACGGACGGCACCGATATCTCCGGCTACGTCAGCGCCACCGTGGCGGCTGCCGCGATCTCCGGCGTGCTCACGACGGCCCAACTGCCGAGTATTCCGGCCGGCCAGATTTCCGGCGCGTGGATCAGCTGGACGCCCACGATCACACCAGCCGGCGCCATGACTGTGTCGGGCCTCAGCGTCTCGGACGCGCAGTATTTCACCATGGGGCCTAAAACCGACTTCAAGTGCACGCTCACTTTCACTCTGGTGTCACCCGCCTCGGCCTCCTTCCTGGTGTCGCTGCCCGCGGCCGCTGTCGGATTGAACCAGCTCGTCACGTCTCTCGCCGTCCAGGGCGGCGCCAACGTGGCCACCGTCGCCCTCATCAACGGGGGCTTTTCCACTTTGAACGTGACCCTCGCCGCGGGCGGAAACTTCGCTGTCGGCTTCACAACGCTGTACGTGTCGGGCAGTTATCGAACGGCTTAGAGAATCATCCAGATGGCGGCATTCAACTACATCGAGGGCGATCTTGCGTCTTATCTCGCGGGGCAATCGTCTCTCCTCGCCTTGCTGCCGGCGCCGCAGATTTATGCCAGCTTCATCAAGGCATCCGCCAACTTTCCTTGCATCTCCATCTGCGCGGTCGGCCAGACAAAAGAACGGACGCTGAGCCAGATCATCTATGCGACCAAGCGAATTCAAATCGACGCCTTCACGGCGACCTACCCGCAAACGAAGCAGCTTGAGATCACGCTCAACGGTCTGCTCGAAGGCTTCGTGGGACAGCTCAAAACGAACTCGCCGATCCGCGTGATCACCTGCCTGGGCGGAGCAACGATGGATTCCTGGATCGAAGCCATTGACGTGTATCGAACGATGACCATCTGGGACATCGAGTATTGCATCACCAGTTACGTGCCGATTTCCCTATCGACGGATAACTCGCACCCCTTCGAGGTGATCACCGGCCTCTCGGTCGATGGCGTATCGCTCTCTCCTCCGCCGCCAAGGGCCGCGCCCATCTTCATTGAGACATCCGGGCTTTTAGTCGATGGCGAGTCCGTCAACTAACTTTTACTGATCCAAGGACACCACAAATGGCTAACCTATCCTCCACGACACCGACAGCACCCACCGGCAAAGCGAACGTCACTTGGCAAACCGATGGCGTAAACATCTCCGGCAGCGTCTCCGCTGCGGCCATCCCCGCCAGTGAACTCACCGGAGTCTTGGCATTGACGCAGTTGCCGGTCATCCCGAATACGCAAGTGTCGGGACTCGGAACGGCCAGCACTCACGCGGCCACGGACTTCGATGCGGCCGGGACTGCCGCCACCGCTGCTTCTAGCGCTCAGACGGCGGCCATCAGCACGGCGGAAGCGGCCTCGCTGCAAAGGGCGTCCAATCTGATCGACCTCGCGAATGCGGCCACGGCGCGCACCAATTTAGGGCTCGGCACAGCCAGCACTCACGCGGCCACGGACTTCGATGCGTCGGGTAGTGCGTTGAGCGCTCAGACTACGGCAGAAACATTTACTACGAGCGCGATTACGGCCCTCAGTCTCGGCACCGCTTCGACTCATGCGGCCACGGACTTCGATGCGTCCGGCAGCGCCTCGAGCGCTCAAACAGCCGCCATCAGCACCGCGGAAGCGGCGTCGCTGCAGAAGTCTGCCAACCTGAGCGATCTCGTGAGTGCGGCGACGGCGCGCACCAATTTAGGATTGGGAACAGCGGCGACTCAACCAAGCAGCGCCTTCGATGCGTCGGGAACTGCGACGAGCGCGGCGGCCACGGCCCAGGCGACCGCCATTAGCACGGCGGAAGCGGCCTCGCTCCAGAGGGCGTCAAACCTGAGCGACCTCGCGAATGCAGCCTCGGCGCGCACCAATTTAGGGCTCGGCAGCGCCAGCACTCACGCGGCCACGGACTTCGATGCGTCGGGAACTGCGACGAGCGCGGCGGCCACGGCTCAGGCGACCGCCATTAGCACGGCGGAAGCGGCCTCGCTCCAGAGGGCGTCAAACCTGAGTGATCTCGCAAGTGTGGCCGCGGCTCTCACCAACCTCGGCACCGACACCCAGTACAAGCTCTATTTCAACGTGAAAGCTTACGGCGCATTGGGCAATGGAACCACCGACGACTCGGCCGCGATCGCCTCGGCGATCAGCGCGGCGAACACGGCGGGGGGCGGCACCGTGTTCTTTCCGGCCGGCACGTACTTGACCGGCACCCAGTTGATTTATTCCAATATCACCTATCAGGGCGCGGGTATGGATGCGACGATTCTCAAGCTCAAGCCCGCCACGAATTCAGACCTCTTTCAAGGCTCGATCACCGGGTATACAAACGGCGTGAATGGCTACACCGGCACAACGGCGCTCGTGAACATGGGCGTCCCCAGCAGCGGGAGCGGTCAGGGCAACACCTCCGGCTGTTACCAGTGGCAGATACGCGACATGACGCTCGACGGCAACATGACGAACCAAACCGCTTATGGTTGCGGCGTGC